GCCGTCGTCGCCATTGGTGACCGGCAGATACTCTTCCAGTTCGTCCTTGGTGTTGCGCCACGGGAAGTAGCAGTGGGACTGGGTGAAGCCCACGTAGCTCAGGGCGCGCATCATGCCCGGGCGGGTGAATGCCTCGGCCAGGAACAGGATCTCCGGGTGCTTCTTGGTCACGGCGGCAATCACGTCCTGCCAGAAACGCACCGGCTTGGTGTGCGGGTTATCGATGCGGAAGATGGTGACGCCCGCCTCGATCCACAGATTCATGATGCGTTCGACTTCTTTTTCGATGCCGGGCATGTCGGCGTTGAAGTCGATCGGGTAGATGTCCTGATACTTCTTCGGCGGGTTCTCGGCGAAGGCGATGGAGCCGTCCGGCTTGTGGCGGAACCAGTTCGGGTGGGCCTTGACCCACGGGTGATCGGGCGAGCACTGCAGGGCGAAATCAAGCGCGATTTCCAGACCCAGTTCATGTGCACGCTGGCACAGGGCCTTGAAATCGTCCATGGTGCCGAGCAGTGGATCCACGGTGTCGTGGCCACCTAGCTCGGAGCCGATGCCGAACGGGGAGCCCGGGTCATCGGGGCCGGCGACCAGCGTGTTGTTGCGGCCCTTGCGGTTGGTCACGCCAATCGGGAAGACCGGCGGCAGGTAGACGATGTCGAAGCCCTCGGCAGCGGCGCGTTCGAGGCCGGCCATCGAAGTCTTCAGCGTACCCTGAATGATCTTGCCGGTGTTCGGATCGATGGTGGCGCCTTCGGAACGCGGGAAGAACTGGTACCAAGCCGCGAAGCTGGACTTCGGGCGTTCCACCTTGAAGCGCTGGGGCTGGCTGGGGGAGATGCCGTCGCGCAGCGGGTGAGTCTCGTGCAGGGCGGCGATGGTCGGGTTGTCGCCGGCGGCGAGACGATCCTCGGCGCTCAGCGTCTGATCGGCCATGGTCTCAGCGGCCTTCTCCAAGGTCTTGCGATCGCGTGCGGTCAGGCCGGTGTCCGGGGTTTCGGCCCAACGGGCCAGCAACTCGGCACCGGAATTGAGTGCGTTGTCCACGTCGTCCATCACACGCACCTTGATGCGGGCGTCGTGCAGCCAGGAGACGTACGCGTCTTCCCAACCTTCGATGGTCACGGTCCATTCGCCGAGCTGACGCTTGACGGCCGCGTAGCCATCCTCCCAAGGCTTCAGATCGCTGTGCTCGCCGCACTTGACCATCACGGTCCAACGATCGAGGCCGGGATTTACGCAGGTCATGGCCCGGCGCATGGTTTCCTTGCCGCGCGGGTTGCGCACGATGGCGGTGGCACCCACCTTGGTACGGCCTTCGATGAACACCTGGGCGGTCATCTCAAACGGTTCGCCGAGTTCCACACGGGCGGGGAAGATGCCGCGCTCCTCGGCGGGAGTGATGTCCATGACATTGATGCGGCCGAACTGGCCGGGCTCGTTTGCTTCGATGGACGGTGCGGGGGCTTCGACAGCCAGGCCTTTCAGCGCTGCTGCGGCGCGTGCCGTTTCGGCGCTGACTCTCTTGCGCTTGGTTGCGGGGCTCTTTCGGGCAGAAGTCGCCTTTGACTTCGTTTTCGTGGTGCTGTTATCGGTATTACTAGTGCGCGTGGTCGCGCGATGTTGTACTGCTGCCATAAGGCCCTATTCTAAGGGCTTTTGAACATATGTTGCGCATTGTGGATAACTATCAGGTAAACGTTCGGTCAACCGCATGAGGTGGATAACTCGGCGGAAGAGTTATCCACAACTCGCCGGCAAACGGCAAGCTCGGACCACATAGGTCGAAAAACCGGCTGTAGCGAATGAAAATCTGCCATGATCGTGGCCTACCCGCACACAGTGCAGTATGCGGGGAAACGTACCAGGAAAGGACGAATGATGATAACGACATGGCGGCAACGGGGCATGGCCATCGTAGCGATGCTGACCGGTCTGATAATAATGGTGGGAGTGGTGTTCGGCTCGGCGAATACGGCGTATGCCGCGACGTTGACGCCCGCCGACGAAAGATATCACGTGGCGTTTCCATACAACGATATGGAATATTACGTCGGTGTCGCGGGGCTGGACGCTTCGGGCAACAAGTACTACTGCATCGAAGCGGGGAAACTGAGCGACTATGTGATAGGCCCCACCACGGTGCTTGCCTCCGATGAGAACGCCCGGCGTATGGCATGGATCCTTGACCGGTACCGCGACACGGATGCCGCCACCCATGCGGCGATCGGCATCATCGTGCAGGATCACTTCGGGCGCGATCGGGACGAGTGGGCGAGACAGATGGCGGTCATTCAAGGCCGGTACCCCGAGATCGTGGCGAAGGCGGCCCGGATATGGGATCAATCGGCCGGCAAGACGCCTGCGGGCACGACGGTGGAACGCACCGATGCCGAGGCTTTGCGCAGCGGTTCCATCTCGGTGAAAGTGGTGAACCGCGCCGGTGACGCGATCGCGGGAGTGCCGTTCACCGTCACCTTGCAGGGGGCGGCGCGGTTCGTCCAAGGCGGCAACACGTTCTCGGGGGTGTCGACGAGCGCCGGGTCCTCGATCGCGTGGGAGGCGACCGGCGCCGGCGAGGTGACGGCGAACACCACATACGAGTATGGGCGGATGCACGTCATGGACAGCACTCAGGACATGCTGGCCTTTGACTCGATGGCTTCCGCCGGCGGTTCGTCGTCGACGTTCCAGGTGCGCAAGGATTTCGTTCCGTCGGTGTCCACGCAGGTGTCCGATAAGGTGCTTGATGCGGCTTCGCCGGTGTTCGATGATGTGACCAGCGGCGTGGGGGACGAGGGCAGTCATTGGGTGCCCGGTCTGAAGCTGCAGGCGCGTGGATACTATTTCGACGGGCTCGGCAAGGACGATCTGGGCAAGGTCATCGCGCCGAACGCACGGGAGAGCGCGGACGCTTTTCTCGCCCGGCTGGCGTCCTCGGGTTATGAGCCGAGTGCTTATGGCAAGGCGTCCTTCACCAGTGTGGGGCAGCGGGTTCGTGTGCGGGCCATGGCCAAGCCGGACGGTGACGCCGCCTATCTGACTCCGAAGACCGGCGGCTTTGGCACCTGGGTGTGGGTGTTCCGGCGGAGCGAGCAAAGCAAACGGGCGCAGGAATACCTTACCGGCGACTGGGTGAGCCCGTTCATGGAGGCTTCGGAAAGCAACGTGGGGCGCGGGAAGGTCGAAGTCATGTCGACGGTTACCGAACATTCGGCGGATATCGGGGCCGAACTCAGCGACACCATCACCGTATCGGGGTTCCCGGCGGACCACGGCCAGTTCATGGGTGATGAAACCTATGGTTTCGCGGCGGATCAGCCGTATGCGACGGTGAGCGTATGGTGGTCCGGCGATCCCGACAACCCCTCCAACGATGAGGCGTACAAGCCATCCGGGGGAGAGGTCCCCACGGAAGACGACAACCACCGGTTGCTGGCCACTTGGGAGATTCCCGCGATGAACGGCACGTTCAAAATCGGCGCCGGGGCGTTGGACGCGCATGGCGCTCCCATGCATCTGACCGCCGAACGGCATGGGTGGTACGTGTTCGTTTGGCGGTTCGAGGGGGATGACCGTGTTTCCCCGGCGTCCAGCCGGTATGACGATGCCTGGGAGCGTGTGCGGGTGTTGCCCCCATGCGAGTCGGAGAAACCGTGCGAACCGGAGAAACCCGAGACGCCACCGGCGCCGGCGGAGGCAACCACGCCCAACCCTCGCCCGTCACTGCCCGTCACGGGTGGCGATGTGTCGCTTGCCTCGGTTCTGGCCGTGTCAGCTCTGGCGATAGGCGCCATACTGTCCATCGTCGTTCGGTGGCGTCGTTGCTATGACCGATCCAAGCACTGGACGATGCGCTGGCCGATACGTTGACCCGCTGCGGCATGATGCCGATGATGTCGGCTGGATGGTGAACCGCACTCCGCTTCTGAGCAGAAGGACGGGAGCTGGGCACGAAGTCGATTGTGACATACGACTTGTGCCCGGCTTCCGCTTCGTTGAGAAACTTCACGCCTGTCGCCTCCCGTGGATTAGACAACTGAAGGTCCGCGATGAAAACGACGAGACGTTTATGATCGCCGACTTCCCTGGGCACCGTAGCTGCCTGATCGCCTTTCATCCATATCGCCCCGGTCAGGTCGTCACCTACAACGGCGGCGGCAGCGTCGCCACCGGCAGCAACGCCCCACCGTCCCGTACCGTGACCGTCCGTGCAGACCCTCGGCCCCGTATGGGGCTGGACGTGGGCCGATCCGGCCGCGACGACCATCAACGCCGTCGCCCTGACCATCGGCGTCGTCATCGGCGCAAGCACCCTCAAGGCCAAGGCATCCAAGGCCGAATAACAAGAAGCCCCCGAACCTACCGCACTCACGGTATGGTTCGGGGGCTTTTCGTCGTATATGTGTCAGGCGTGGACGACCTCGCGGCGTCGCATGGTGCGCAGCCGGTCGGCGATCCATGTGTTGACGACGGCGTTGCGGCTGATCGCCAGATCGGCGGCTTCCTCGTCCAGTTCGCTGACCATCCACGCGGGCATCGTCAGCGTGATCCGCTTCTCCAGCGGGGGATGATGCTCGACCACGGGATTGTCGAGATCGACGTAGTCGAGGATGTCGTCGCCGTTGTCGAACATCTTCTCAAGCTGGTCGCTGGTGATCGCCTTGGCGTTAACCTTATTCTTGGCTGTCATAGTATGCCTCCTCGTTCTTGCGTGATCGGCGCACGGATATGATGCGTATGCGCTTGCCGCGCTTGGTCGTGATCGCCGTCCAGTGCTTGCCGTCGATCATGCCGAGCACGATGTAACGCACGTCGTCGTTTCCGGGGTTCGGAGCGGTCAGCGTAACCGTCTTCGAGTTGTCCCACATGCGCTGGGCCGCCTCGAAGTCGATGCCGTGCTTGGCGAGGTTCTTCGCGCTCTTCGCCGGATCGTATTCAAACTCCATCAAACCTCCTAATAACATCTATTATACATCAATATGACATCAATGCAACATCACGCGGCGAGGCGTGTGGCCGCGACGGCGGCGCGCAGCCGTTCGTCGGGCATGGCGATATAGCGCTGCGTGGTCTCGACCGATGCGTGTCCCAAGAGCTTGGAGACGAGCAGCAGGTCGTGCGTGGCGGCGTAGGTCGTGGTCGCGTACCTGTGGCGCAGGCTGTGGGCCGTCCATCCGTCGCCAAGCAGGTCGCTCAGGTGCCGGCCGATGTAGCTCGACTCGACGTGCCCGCTCCACCGTCCTGGGAAACAGTAGCCGTGGGCGGACCGGATCAGCAGGGCGAGGTCGTCGCCGATCGGCACGATGCGCTGCTTGTCGCCCTTGCCCACGACCGCGAGGCTCCAGCCCACGAGGTCGCGCATGACGTCGCGGCTGTGCACCTTCGCGATCTCGAAACGCCGCAACCCACACTCCGCGCCCAGCCGAAGCATGAGCCGTTCGCCTTCCGTGGCCTTGCTCAGGGCGGCGAGGATGACCACATCGGGGCACGGGCGGGGATGCGGCTCTGGTCGCTTGACGGTCGGCAGGAACTCGCTCGGGTCGCTGTCGGCGCGACCGCTGACACGGAGCCATCGGAAATAGCTGACGCAGGCGTTCTTCGCGCCCTTGCGCGTCTCCGGCTTCCATTCCTTGCCGGCGAAGTGGGCGAGCAGGTCGTCGCCCTCCACGTCCCTCGGATCGCCTTCGAGCGCCCGCGACAGCGCGCTCATCTGGCAGCGCCGTGTGTTGAGCGTGTTGGGGGAGTAGCCCGCCGCCTTCAGTGAGTCGAGCCACATGTTGATAGATTCTGCCCAGAGTGGGGCTGGATGTTGTTTTTTCACGGGACATCATCGTCCAATCGGCAATAATGCTGCTGGGAAACAAAAAGCCGCCACGATGAATTCGTGACGGCTTCCCGCGATTCGTAGCGGGGACAGGATTTGAACCTGTGACCTCTGGGGCTAAACCACCTTGGATATATCCCGATTACTGGGCGCTGGTTGACTAGCTGCGCATGGTGGTAGCGTGCGGCCATGGCGAAGAAAATGGTTATGCCCGTTGCGTGGGCGCAAGATGTTGATTGCTGGTTGGAGACGTTGAAGGCCGCTGGTTTCAGCGACGACACGGTGAGGTCGCGCCGGTACAAGATAGCGCGGTTGTGCCGTGAGCTGCCAAGCCCGATGGAGACAACCGGTGAGCAGATAACGCGGGTTTTCGCGGCGCATGATTGGAAACCCGAGACGCGCAAGGGCTATCGCAACACGATAGCCGGGTTCTACCGCTGGTTCTATGAGACGGGTCGGCGTGGTGACAATCCCACGGCGAAGGTGCCGAAGGTGAAGAAGCCGCAGGCGCACCCCCACCCTTGCCCTGACAAATATATTCTCATGGCGTTGGGGAAGGCCACCGAAGATGAACGGCGCATGATACGGCTCGCCGCCGAATGCGGCCTACGTCGTTCCGAGATTGCCGCCGTGAACAGTGATGATGTGATGGACGATTTGCTAGGCAAGTCGCTTATCGTGCGAGGCAAGGGCGACAAGCAGCGCATAGTGCCGTGCCCTGACGATTTGGCCGCTGAGATACAAGCGTGCGGCGGCTACCTGTTCCCCGGCAGATGGTCGGGACACGTCGAAGCGTCTTACGTGGGCAAGCACATTACACGGCTGCTGCCTGATGGCTGGTCGGCCCACTCGCTACGGCACCGGTACGCCACCAGAACCTATGAGTCAACACATGACCTGTACTTGGTGAGCAAACTGCTGGGCCATTCCTCGGTCGAGACAACACAAATCTACGTTGCGATGCCTGACAGCCGGTTACGCGCCGGCATGTCCGCCGTCACTCTGCAAGCCTGATAAGATTCTGACAACCCAAAGAAGGATTAACCATGAAAAAGATTATCGCAGCAGCCGTCACCGTTACCACCGTGTTGTCGTTGGCCGCTTGCGGCGGCAATACAGCCGTCGATAAGTCCGATTGTCTGGACGTGCCGCAAGACGTGCTGAATGTCGTGGCTTCAGGCAGCGACAGCAGCGGTTTAAAGCCCGAGACCGGCAAGGCCGTGAAGGGCGACACCGAAGGCACCTATTGGCTTGCCATGAAGTTCACCGCCGATGGTTTCAACGGTGATACCGAGACCGGTATATGGCTGGTGTCCGGTCTTGATGCCGCCAGCGCCGCGCCGGTCATGTCGGTTGACGGTTTCGCCAAGCAATTCACGCACTGGCCCACGCAAATCAACGGTACCGAGCTGAACGGCACCGAAGAGAAGGCGAAGGCCGCTGCCGCGTGTCTGGCCTGATATGCAACAGCCCCCCACATTGTGTGGGGGCTGTTGCATCATTGCGCGTGCTTGGCGCGTGATTTCGGGGTGATTGGGTTGTCTTTCCACCATGCCCAGAGCGCGGCTCCCACGTTGAAGAGCAGCGCGACTAGCTGGTTCACGGTTTCGTCCGCAATCGGTATGGTGTCCACGCCGAACATGACAAGCGCCGCGTTGACAAGTCCCAAGAGAAGCACAATGAAGCGGGCGATTGTGGCCGCGCTGATGCCGGGCGTGCGCGGGTCGCCGCCTTCCACCTGTTCCTCGTTATCCATGGTTTAGCCTTCCTTCTCGGTCTTGCTGGTCGCGGTCACGTTGATTTCGAGCGCGTCCAGTTTCGCTTTCACGGCGGTTTCAACGGTTTTGGCGATATCGGCGGGGTTGCTGCCGAGCGCCTTGGAGAGCGCTTCAATCGCCGCCGCCTGAGCGGTGATTGTCGCGGTCATCTCACGCACGCGCTTGTCGATGTAGCACACGCGCGTGTAGATGTCGCCTCTGCTGCCGTCCTTGGTGCCGCCGTCGTCCGTGCGGGTGAGGATTCGGTAGAGCGCGGCGGTGTCGTGATGTACCCAACTGAGCCTCACCCATGCGGGTAGGTTGTTCTTGCCGCTTGTGGCGTTCTCGCCAAGTCCGTAGTTCCAAACGTCTCCGGCGCTGGTCATGTCGTTTCCTTCCAGTATTTCGTTTGCCTTGTTGATTACGTAGATGTAGTTCAGCCCGTTCGGCGCGAGGTCGGGGCATGTGGTGTGGTCTGAGCCGGGTATCTCACGGTGTAGAAACACGTTCACACCGTGTACGAGTTTCGGCCAGCCGTATCGGCGGGCGATGTCCGCGCACAGTCGCGCCGAAGCGTCGTGGCAAGCCTGAGTACAGGGTATGAAGTCCATTCCGCCCTGATGCTCGATGCTGATGGTCTGGCAGTTGCTGGCATGGTTGCTGTCGGTCCATGGCGCGTCAGATTCGGCTACGTACTGGTGTATTTCGCCGTTGGGGCCGATACCGTACGTGCTTGATGCCTGTCGGTTCGGGTTCTGAAACAGGCTGTCCGTGCCGGTCAGGTATCCGGCCATGATGTGCAAGGTGATGCGCGTCACCTTGTAGCCCAAGCGGCCGTTGTAGTGGTTCGGGCTTCCTATCCACTTGATGCCATCCATGTTTTCCTTTCAATTGTCGTGTTTGAACAAATCTTCTGGCGGGCTGGGTGGTGGCGGGCCTAGCCCTTTGTAGATGTGGTCAACCAACGCGCGGTTCCATTGCCATAGGCGTTGGTTGTCGGCTTGCATTTCCTGAGCCAGCTGGTAGGCTTCCAGCCGGTTTTTTGCGGCGGCGAACATGTTGGTCGTCATGGCTCCGCCGATTGTTCCGGCCACGCCGACAATCGCCACTATGATTGCTTCGCTCATACAAGGCTCATTTTCCTTGTTCCGTACACTTGGGTGATGGTGATGAAGTCGCCCATGGATGCGTTGTTGCTTCCGACCGCGTTGACCTCGCCGGTCTGGTAAACGGTCGATGTGCTGCGCT